AGAGCAGGTTAGACCGCTAGGTAAAAAGATCACTTATAAAGGATCTACACCGATACAGGATCTATTTAGTAAGGATCTTACGGTTCAGTTTAGATTAGTGGATGGCTTCATCAATTATTTTATATTACTAGATACGATTCTGTGGTATGTTAATTTTGCACAAGAGCAAGTTTTTATCCAGAATTTACCTTTAAGAATTATGGATAGTGAGGGAAATATAGTTGTATCCGCTACTTTTCAACAAGCTATAATATCATCATTCTCGGAACTTCAATTTGCTTATACCGCTAATGCAGCTCAGGATGCTAATTTTACCATGGGATTTAAGTTCAATTACTTAGATGTAAAATTAGAAGCTAAGTAAGATATATAGATCAAATAAGGAAAGAAATGAAAAAGTATTCAGAATTACAGGAACTAAACGAGATGAAATACGGTCAGCCACTTTTCACAGAAAAGGATCGTATGAAAAATCTATTGGTAGCAGCATCAGGGAATGACCAAAGAGTTTTAAATGATCTAGTTAACTGTTTAACTGACGAGCAGATGAAGAAGTGCTACGATAAGCTTTCCCAAGTATATGGTTATACTGGAAGCACTGGTCAAAAAATAGTTCCACCTAGTCTATAATTTTAATGAATTTAGTCGGAATAGATTTTTCGATCAACTCGCCAGCTTTCTGTTGTCTTAAAGATGGTGTATACACATGGGGTTCTGTGACCAGATCCGAGCGATCCAAAGAATCCCTAATCAAGAACACAAAGAAGCCATATTACTGGTTAGACTGTGACCCAAATTTTACTCTGGACTTTATAGAGAAACAAGATTTACCTGAAGACTATAGCGGAAGAGAAAGAATGAAGATAGGGTACTTTTTAAGCATCGTAGATGGACTTTGGGACAGCATTAAGGGTATAATGGGTAATTCAGATTTTAGTGTGGCTATGGAGGGTTTAAGCTTCTCTTCGAACGGAAACGCACTAATAGATATTTCGATGGCAACATCTTTGCTAAGAGAAAGAATAATCAGAGAGGTTGGTGTGGATTCGTTTTACGTTTTCTCTCCAACCAGTATAAAAAAGTTTGCATTAAAGGGCAATGCTAAAAAAGATGAGCTTTACGAAGCTCTATGTAATTTTAAAGAGGACGAAACAAATTTAGAGGTATTTACTAGAATGTTAGCAACCAACAAGGAAGAATGGGTAACTAAAGCCAAACAGGTCAATAAACCCATTGATGATATTGTTGATGCAACTTGGATTAATTTGTATTTAAAAAAGGAATTAGAGGGAATTTATGAAATTAAGAGAAAATTGGAAACCGAAAAAGCTTCTCCTACGATCTGATATCTTCGGAATCGTTATAAATAAAAAATCACGCAACGTTATAAATCTTAGGGATGGACCATAGATCCAATCCCTCTTATTGTGGGCTATCCAATCGTCCTAAGAATTGGAACAAAAATAAAAATTTAAATAAAAACTAAAATTAATTTAAAAAATCATGAGCAATTTAGACATTTTTAATTTGGACGCAGAGTCATTTGTAACAAAGACTAACCAAGCAGGAGGATCGAAAGATCTTGAATTTTACAAGCCTTATCCAGAAGATGGAAAGGATGGAGTTTATAAATCATTAATCAGATTTATCCCTAATTCAGAAAACCCAGCAAAATCCAAAATCCACAAATACTATGTGTATTTGAACGACCCAGTAAGTGGAAATGGATTTGCAGTAGATTGTCCTTCAACAGTTGGTAAAAAATCTATTCTTAAGGATCTTTTCTGGAAATTGAAAAATTCACATTCAGCAGCTGATCAAGAATTGGCAAAGAGTTTTTCTAGAAAGGAAGATTTCTATTCACTAGTTCAAATCGTACAAGATAAGAACAACCCAGATTTAGAGGGAAAAATTATGATCTTTAAGTTTGGAAAGAAAATAAATGAAATGATTGAGGCACAGCTTCAGCCAGAGTATGGCGATGCTTGTAATCCTTACGATCTTTTCGAAGGTAGAGAATTTGCTATCAGTGTAAGAAAAGTTGGTGAGTGGAATAACTACGACCTATGTTCATTCGTAGGTGAAAGAACACCAATTAAAATCGAAGGATCACAAATGAAGAAAAACCAAGAGGATATGAATAAAATCTTGGAATACTTAAAGACAGGTCCTAGAAATCTATCATCTTTCGATTACAAAGATTGGGATGACGAGGTAAACGATAAAGTTATGGCGGTAATCAGAAATACTGTACCAGAGCAAAGAATCGTAAACGAGATAGTAGGAGCTGTTTCTTCCGCACCTTCTAAACCAAATCCGGTTCAGCAGCCGCCAGTATCTACCCCTAGCTCATCTTCGCAAATGTTAGAAGAAGTTTCTAACACTAAAGTCGGAGGACAAACACCGAAAGAGACCTCGTATGAAGCTCCTTCTACGTCGTCTTCTACATCATTAGATGATCTTTACGCAGATCTTTAATTAAAATTATAAATTGGGGGCAAGTCTCTGGGCTGCCCCCATTTTTTATATTATGGAGATATCAAAGGTAGAATCTTTAGTAAGAGAAGTTCTTACTAGACAATTTCCAGGTAATCCCGGAAAGCAGATAGTTTACAAAGCTGGAAACAGACTTAATGTATCCTGTCCGTATTGTGGGGATTCTAATGACTCCAGAAAGAAAAGGGGTAATTTTTACCTAGATACGTTAGCTTATAAGTGCTATAATGGTGGATGTGGTATCTATAAGGATTCTATAAGTTTCTTTAAGGATTTCTCCGTATATTCAAAATTATCCAGCAACGAAAAAAGTGAGATTAGATCAATACTAGATGAGAATAGAGGGAAGAGAAGAAGCGTGTATGGTAATATCGACATTTCTCTATTTTTCGAGAATGATATAAACGAAATTCTGATCAGCAGATCTGATTTTATGGAAAAGCTAGGTCTTCGTAATGTTTTCGGATCTACCATACAAAGATACATCCAGAGGAGACATCAGAAAATGGATAATCGATTTGCTTGGGATGCCAAGAAAGAAAAGATATTTTTATTCAATCTTACACCTGATGATAAGATAATTGGTCTACAGGTAAGAAATATGCAATCAGTTAAAGGAAGTTCAAAGTATCTAACATATAAGCTGAGCGGAATATATGAAAAACTTCTTAGAGTTACCGACGAGGAAACTTTAAACCGTGCTAGAGAGGTTGATCCAATCTCCCATGTTTTTAATATAGGGACCCTGGATTTCAGCTCCCCTATTACTGTTTTTGAAGGACCAATGGATTCCTGGTTTTGGAACAATTCAGTAGGACTATGCTCCATAGAAAATAAGTTTCCGTTTGAGGTTGAAGGAGTTAGATATTGGTACGATTGGGATAGAGCTGGCATAGAAAAAAGCATGGACTTACTAAGTAAGGGGGTTTCTGTTTTTAATTGGGGAAAATTCTTAGAGGAAAATAACATAACAAAAAATAGAAAATGGGATTTGAATGACTTGGTCGTTCATCTCAGATCAACCGGAAAAAAGATAAAGAGATTGGAAGGTTATTTTACTGATGATATATTAGACTTAAGATATTTTATCAATGAGTGAGGATGAAATAAATAAAAGAATAGAGGAATGGGAATCTAGCATAAATGTAGAGCTAAAGCCCAAACTTAAATACCCGCTCAAAATAATAGAATCGAATATTCTAAACGTGGATGTTGAATTTGTAGAACCCTCAATAGATCCACCTAAGGAAAAGACTAAGAAATCTTCCACCCAATCTTTTAAAGTGGTGGACATTTCAAAAAGAAAAAACAAAAACAAAAAACTATTCTAATGTCAAGTTCAGAGAAAGCAGATTTTAATAAGTTATTCGAGATCGAAAGGTCCGAATGGAGGGAGAAAGTACAGGTCCTAGCGTTGGAGATGAAGGACATTAGGACTCTTGCTAAAGCACAGGTTGACTTATTCAGTCAAAGACAGGTACTTTTAGAGTACAGCTATAAGCTGGCTTCAATAGTTTCTAAATTAAATTCCAAATACAGAACGGAAAAATCTAGAAAATTAAAGGAGTACTCAGAGAAAAGTGACATTAGATACGGTGCAAATGAAAAAACGGTTCTGATCGAGGGAGACATTAGCGAGATAACAGAGAAGATTGAGCTAGTTGAGGGTCACCGAAAATTTATCGATCAAACAGTACAAACATTAGATCATATGCTTTATGGTATTAAATCCAGAATATCTCTGGAAGAATATCTACGAGGATCTACTGTAAAATAAAATATATTTATGTTAAGATTTCAAGTTTCGGAGGATCAGCAATGGATGATATTAGTAGAGGCTCTTGACGAGGTAGAGAAAAAGCAGATAGACATTTCATTAACACAAAAAATTCATAACTTCTATTTCCATCCTCTCGTTAAGAAGAAGATATGGGACGGAAGCATATGCTTCATAGAGAAAAAAGGAGGCATGTGGAAAATCCCGATAGGATTATGGAGGGAAGTACTAGAAATAGGTGAAAGATATCAAATAGAGATATCGATTAAAGGTCTAGAGGATATTATACTCAATAGCATTTCATTAGAGGATTTTACACAATGGGTTAATGATTTCTTCAAGGATGGGATAGGAGGGGATATTAATAAAAAACCAAGAGACTATCAAATAGAGACAGCCTGGAAGATTATTAGGTATAGATATTCAGTTTCCGAGGTGGCAACATCATCAGGAAAGACCTTAATATCATTTATGATCTTTGCATACTTGAAATCTAAAGGGCTGATTCGAAAGTTTCTAATGATTGTTCCTAATACAAATCTTGTTTTCCAAGGTAGCGACGATTTCGTAGATTATGGATTAGATAGGCTCGGAGTAAAAATTCAGCAGATAGGGGGAGGAAGCAAAATAAGAGAAGGGTGCGATCTAATAATAGGAACCTTCCAATCTCTGGTTAAGCAGGAATCTGATTTTTATGAGGGCATAGATGCAGTTTTTGTTGACGAGGCACATCACACTAACAGTATGTCCATAAAGAAAATTGTAGCACATTGCATGGGATCTAAGTGGAGATTCGGTTTAACTGGAACACTAACGAAAAAAGGAACCGCTGATTATCTCACTATACAGCAATTTTTAGGTCCTCTGGTTGTAGAAATTCCACCGAGCTTCCTTTTTGATAACAATTATGCTACCCCGGTTTCGATTCGTGTTATTATTATGGACTGGCTTGAACCCGAATATAAGGATAAGCTAGCCGAACTTAAAACAAACTCAAATAATATTGAGGGGAATGAAATATACAATATAGAGAGAAAACTTGTTGTTGAGAGCAAGAAAAGATTGAATTATATTGTTGATTTTATAAGTAAAGGATCTAAGAATTCCCTGGTCCTTTTTCAATCAGTTAAAGACGAGTACGGAAAACAGATATGGAATCATCTGAGAGAAAAAAACAGGGATAAGGAGGT